TGTACCAATTATGAGTGCAACTCAAACAACACGAAGTGGTTATGGTTCAACAGATGTGGAACTTACAGATACCTCAGAGTCATTCGGATTACCAGCAACAGCAGACTTTATGTTTGCATTAATCTCCTCAGAAGAATTAGAAGAGTTAGACCAAATGGTAGTCAAACAGTTAAAGAATAGATACAATGACCCCACCGTATTCAAAAGGTTTGTCATAGGTGTCGACAGAAGTCGTATGAAGTTGTACGATTGTGAACAAGAAGCACAGGAAGAGTTGATTGAGAATGCAGAAAGTTCTTATGATGATTCAATTCCTGTTGCAGATAGAGGAAGGTCAAGTAAGTTTGGCGACTTTAAAATGTGACCTAAATAGTTATATGAATAAATATTTAAAACCAAGTGAAGTTTTAGATACTTTACAGAAGAAAGTTGAATTGAAGAGTTCTTTGAAAGAAGCAAAGAAACTTAAGGACGCTGACAGGATTGATAAAATATCTAAAAAGATTGCAAAATTAGAGTCAAAATTGCATTCTAGACCACTCATAAAAACATAAATAAGAGTATAAAACTTTTATACCAATTTCGGAGAAATTAACAATGGCACTTCCAACAACAGTACATGGATATACAGCAAACCTGTTTACACAAGAACAGTGTGATACATATAGAACGACTTATGTGGATCCCATTCAAGAGGAATTAAATCTGTTTAATAATGTTTCGGGTACTTATAAAATACCTGCAATAACAGGTTTAAATGCAGATAATATGGTTATCCAAGCTAAACTTGAGGACACTGCAAGAAATACAGTTTTATCTGCTGGTCTATCGACTCTTCTTACGGAATGGAGAACAGCTCATCCATCAATGACTGGAGACAATGGAATTAGTGCAAGTGGAACAGACCAAGAGAAAGGAGAATACAAGAGATGGTTTGATTTGACTGCAGATGGTTACATTGCATCTCATGTTGCTTCTCTAACAGATGACTTGAGTGATGCTAACATTTGTCATGCAGAAATGATTGAAGCTCTTATTTCCGAATAATACACCTTTTAATTCTTATAAATAGTAGACAGGATACACATTTTAGTGTATAATCTACTATATGGCAGTCAAGAATTTACATTTAGAACACTTAGAAGATAACATTATCAATTTTGGTATTGATGGTGGTCGTCAATCTATAACCTTCCTACAAGAACTCAGAAACATGCTCAAGGGTAACTCCAGTGGTAGAGTTAACATGACTGTTAAATGGGATGGAGCTCCTGCAATCTTTTGTGGCCCTCATCCCGAAACTAAGAAGTTCTTTGTTGCAAAGAAATCATTATTCAATAAAGAACCTAAGTTCTATACATCCGAACAAGAAATTAAGGATGCACCCGAACTAAGTGGAGAACTTGAATCCAAGTTCCTAGACTCATTCAAATACTTATCTAAATTAGGGATGAAACAAATCCTTCAAGGTGACTTAATGTTCACTAACGATAAGAAATCTACATCAATGGACGGAAAGAAGTTCATTACATTCCAACCTAATACAATTCTATATGCAGTTGAAGCTGATTCTGCAGTTGGAAAAGAAATGAAATCAGCAAAACTAGGAATCGTATTTCACACAACCTACTCGGGGAGTAGTATTGATACACTAAGTGCATCATTCGGTGCAAAACTTCCAAGTAAGAATTCAGATGTATGGATGGATGATGCAACATACAAAGACACAACTGGTTATGGTAATATGACTGCAACTGAAACCCTTAAGTTAACCAAGTCACTTGAGAATACAGGTAGAGCATTCCACGGAATAACTAAAAAAGACCTTAAGAAATTCATGGACATCCAACAGACACTAACATCAAAGGGAGCTGCTGGAGCATCCTACAAGACATACACCAACTCATTGATTAGAGCTGGTAAATGGAATCCGAATGGTCAAGACTATATGAATCATGTAGAGACCTATTGGAGAGATAAGATTGTTGCAAAGATTAAAACTGAAAAGAATAAGATAATCAAAGAACAGATTGGTAAGGATATCATGAGAGACTTAAATGTCATTAGAGCAATGGTAGACAACCTTACACATTTCCAAGGATACATCATTACTGCAAAACAACTTATTATTAACGCCCTAAATAGAGTAAAGAGTGTGGGTACATTCAAACAGACCGACACAGGATTTGAAGTAGTCAATCCCGAAGGTTATGTTGCAATTGACTCAGACGGAAGTGCAGTTAAGTTAGTAGACAGAATGGAGTTCAGTCAGAATAACTTTAACGCTGCAAAGGCATGGGATAAATAATGAAAACATTTAATAGATTTGTAAAGGAAGATAAAACAAAAGGTGCAGTGTTTAGCTTTGGTAGATTCAATCCACCTACAGTTGGACATGCAAAACTTGTTGATAAACTTACAAAATCTACTAGTGGTGGTTATGTTCCTCTAATCTATATGTCACATTCACAAGACGCCAAGAAGAACCCACTAGACTTTGGTACTAAACAGAAATTCATGAACCTATTCTTTGGTAGAAAGGTTGGGGTAATGAACAGTAATGCAAGACAAGTGTTCGAAATCGTTACAGACCTTTACACACAAGGTTACACTAAAATTCGTATGGTCGTTGGTTCAGATAGAGTTAAAGAATTCACTACAATACTAAACAAATACAACTCAGTAAAAGGTAGACATGGTTTCTATAAGTTTGATGACATTCAAATCATCTCTGCTGGAGAGAGAGACCCCGATTCAGATGACGTAAGTGGAATGAGTGCATCTAAGATGAGATTGGCTGCAAGTGAAAACGACTTTGAATCATTTAAAACAGGTGTACCCGACCAAAAACATGCAGACAAACTTTGGAAAGCAGTAAGAAGAGGTATGAATCTTAAAGAAGATACATTACCATCTTACATGCAAGAGGACTTACTTAATGAAGGGGTCTATGACCAAGGTATATTTAAAGCAGTATTTCTAATGGGTGGGCCTGGAAGTGGTAAATCAGAAGTGGTTAATGGTCTTTCTCTTAAAGCATTAGGACTTAAACTAGTCAATACAGATAGTGCATTTGAGAAAGGTCTTAAGAAAGCAGGATTATCATTAGACCTATCTAAGAACGACCCTAAAGACTATGACCCTATCCGTGCAAGAGCAAAGGCGACCACTAAAATAGGTATGGACTTGTATATCGGTAACAGACTGGGACTTATCTTTGACACTACTAGTGCAAACGACAGTAAGATTAAAGCATATAAGAAACATTTAGATGCACTTGGATATGAATCTAAGATGATTTATGTTCAAACATCACTAGAAAATGCACAAAAACGAAATCAAATGAGACCTCGTAAAGTTCCACCCGAAATTGTTACTGGAGATTGGAACAAATCAAATGCAAATGCAATCAAATTGCAAAAGTTGTTTGGTAGAGACTTCATTAAGATAGAGAATGATGATACACTTGCATCACTTAGACAGAAGACAAATGGTCTTTATGGTAAACTCATGTCATGGACTACCATATTCCCTTCAAACAAACCTGCTCTCTCTTGGAAACAACGAGAGTTACATCTCAAAAAGACTAAATAGTATTATGGATTTATTAAACGATATATTAAAAGTACAGAAACTTGCACGAGAGGATAAAATTCAGTCTTTTCAATCAATGTTTACGGAAGAACCCGTCGCAGTCAAAGCTGCTCATGCAAAAGCAAAACAGGTTCAAGAGTTGGAAGACCTTAAAGTTAAACAAGAAAAGGAACTTGAATCGTTAAAAGATAGACATGAGAGAGAGAATTCTAAACTTGGATTAGAGAAAGAGAAAGAGTCCGAGAATATTGCAATTCAAAAGAAAAGAGATGCAACAAGAAAGGCAAACGAGTCAGTTGAATTAGAAGAATCAAAGGTGACTTGTCCCGAATGTGATGGAAAAGGTTGTGACCATTGTGACGATACTGGTTATCACATAAAGGAAGGTAAGTTAGTAACTTCAGCTGTAGATATCATTAAATTGATTACTAAAAAAGTTGCAGCCAGATTAGAAAAAGAGTATAGTAGTAATCCCGAGAAAGGTCTTGGTATGATTAACACTATCGGTTCAATGGTTGGACATAAAGTTACAGACCAAAAACAACAAAAGGGTAAGTTATTCCTTAAGTTCGGTGAAGAGTTAGAAGAAGGTAAAGAAGAGTATATTATGAAGAAAGGTAATTTTACTCGTAAGGTTGATGGTAAGACTTCCGATAAAATGAAAAGACAAGGTTGGAAATTGGTTGCAAAGGAAGGCATTGAAGAAGGTAAGAAAATTCAAGACATTGCTCGTAAGCATAAAAGGGAACTTCAGAAAATACAAAAAAGTGGTAACCTAGAGCTATCTAAGAAAGCAGAAGACGAATTATACCAATGGGCATCAAACAGTGGTGAGATTCATGGA